TATAAGTCAGCTTCTAATACATGGGCAGCCGGACCTGTTATTGCAACAGAAACAGAAATTGCAGTAATTACAGGCGGAACATTTTAAGAATAAACAAATACTTGAGTAATAATATTTTAATGAATTACCAAACAGATAGATAACAAAATATATTTTAGGATAAAAGAAAATGTCAAATACAGTAATTAAATTAAAATATGCTGTCTCTACTAGAACTCCAGCTGATAATGCATTAGCAGTAGGAGAAGCGGCTTACTCACAAACATCAAAAACCTTATTTCTTGGTGTAACTGGTGGTGGCGCCCCAATTAATATTGGTGGTCTTCACTATACTGAAACAATGGACGCTGCTACAGCAGCTGCAACTGCTAGTACATTGATGAAAAGAGATTCTTCTAATCAAGTTGCAGCTACTACATTTACTGGTGCTTTAGTTGGTAACGCAAGTACAGCCACAACAGCTGCTGCTTGGGCAACAGGCAGAACGATTTCTCTTACAGGCGATGTAACATATACATCAGCTGCATTAAATGGTGCTGGTGATGTTACTGGAGCGGCAACTTTATCGGCATCTGGTTCTGCAGGTACATATACAAAGATTACAGTTGATTCTAAAGGTAGAGCAACTGGTGGTGCTACAGCAAGAATAGACGAATTAGCAGCACCAACAAGTGCAGTCGCTTTTGGTAGTCAAAGAATAACAGCACTTGCTACTCCAACTGCTACAACTGATGCTGCAAATAAAGCATATGTTGATTCTGTAGTTCAAGGTCTAGACCCTAAAGCTTCAGCACAAGCTGCAACAACAGCTAGCATTACATTATCTGGTACACAGACGATTGATGGTATTGCTTTATCAGCTGGCGCCAGAGTTTTAGTTAAGAATCAATCAACCGCATCACAAAACGGAATATATATAGTAGCTGCTGGTGCATGGGCAAGAAGTACTGATGCTGATACATTTGCTAAATTAGTTAGTGCATACTTATTCATTGAACAAGGCACAACTCAAGCAGACACTTCATTCACATGTACAGTCGATACTGGAGGTTCATTAGGTTCAACCGCCATTACATTTGTTCAATTCAGTGGAGCAGGAACAAATACTGCTGGTACTGGTCTAACATTATCAGGTAATGCTTTTAGTATAACCAACACAGGCGTTGGTGCAGGTAATAAAGGTAGTGCAACTGCAGTGCCAGTTATAACTGTTAATGCTCAAGGACAAATTACAGGTTCAACAGATACAGATATTGCAATCGCAGCTTCACAAGTTGCTTCCGGAACAGTAGCAATTGCTCGTGGTGGTACCAACGCAGCATCATTTACAAGTGGTCAAACAGTTGGATTTGATGGCACAAGATTAGTATCATTACCTGTTGCATCTTTCAATCTAACAGGAAGTTTGGGTGCAACTAAAACCATAACTTCATTAACCGTTGATAGTTACGGAAGAACAACGGCTGCTACTGCAGCTGATATCGCAATCGCAGCTTCACAAGTTACATCGGGCTCATTTGCAGTGGGTACTGGTGGTACAGGAAGAACAACTCTAGCAGCAAATGGAGTATTAGTAGGAGCAGGAACAAGTGCAGTAACATCATTAAATTCATCTACAGAAGGCCATCTATTACAAGTAAATGCTTCAGGTGTTCCAGTATTTGACATGTTACAAGGTGGCACATTTTAATTAAACATATTATGAGAGGTCTATATCATGGCAGAAACCAACGACAAGTTTTTAAGTAAGTATAATGAAATAATTTTTGAGAATTTAGATTCAATATTAAGACAGAATATGATGTTTCAAACACAAATATCATTTCTAGAAGAAGCAGTTAAAGATAAAGAGCAGTTAGAGAAGAATCTATATGCTAAAGAATCAGAAATTGATTTAACAAGTGAACTTGCTCATTTAAGAAGTGAGTTAAAAGATAAAGAAGAAATTTTAGCTATATCAGGAGATGGAAGTCCTGATGCTCATAGATTACAAAATGCATTGAATACTCAAATGAAAGATGCAACAGTTAGAAAAAGGCAAATAGAAAATTTAGAGTCTGAAAAAATAGTTGATAAGAAAACTATTTCTGAACAAAGAAAATATATTCAGAAGTTAGAAAAGATGTTGCCAAAAGAAAAGAAAATTAGATTACTTCCAAAAACTGTGCCAAAAGTAGTTGCTAAAAAAGTAGTTGCTAAAAATGTAGTTAAGAAAAACAAAGTAAAAGAAGATAGATTCGATTTAATAATGAAATCAGATGAAGATGTTTCTTCTGGTGGAACTTTTTAGGCATACTGAATTAAATGGCAAAGAAAACCGAAATCAAAGTATTAAATTCTGGAACTGCAAGTGCAGTACCGTCTCTTGGTGTTATAGCTATTGGCGAATTAGCCATAAACTATTCTGATGGTATTATCTATTTTAAAACTGCAGCTAATACTCTTGGTCAAATAAAAACCACGCAAGTAGCAGGTCTAAATACAGAAATTCAATTCAACAACTCCGGTTCATTTGCAGGTAATTCAGCAGTAACATTTTCTGCGGCTCAAAGTAAAGTTACAGTGCCAGGATTAAGTGTTCGTGGAGCATATAGTTTACCTATAGCTGATGGTTCCGCAGGTACGGTATTAACAACAGATGGCTCAGGTGCTGTTACTTTTGCAGCTGCTTCAGGCGCTACAATTGGTGATGTACTCGCTCTCTCAATTGCATTAGGATAAAAGGTAGATTATGTCAAAACCAGCAACTAGAAATCAACACAAAGATTACTGCTTACGCAGACTCGGACATCCTGTCATTGAGATTAATGTAGATGATGACCAAGTAGAAGACCGTATTGATGATTCAATACAATTCTTTCAAGACTATCATTTTGACGGCGTAGAAAAGATGTATTTAAAACATCAAATTACTGCTGAAGATATTAGTCGCAGATGGATATATGCTCCTGATAGTGTTGTATTTGTAACTGGCATAATGCCATTTACTGACACATCTGGAATGGGAATGTTTGATATTAGATATCAATTAAGATTAAATGATTTATTTGATTTTACATCTGTATCATATGTATCTTATGAAATTACAATGCAACATCTTAGAACACTAGAGTTGTTAATGGTAGGTACACCTCAATTTAGATTTAATCGACACCAAAATAAAGTTATGCTAGACATTGACTGGACTCAAGATGTTTCTCCAGGTTCTTATGTTGTTGTTGAGTGTTATAGAGCATTACAACCAGATTTGATTAATATAACAGGTACAGTAAGTGCTGTAACTACAGCCAATACACTCACAGGAACTGGAACAACATTTGACCAACAACTTCTTGAAAATGACTTTATAACATTGAGTGATGGAAAACAAGCACAAGTTAATAAAATATTATCTCCAACAATCATACATTTAAAAGAAAATCCAGCAGCTGCTATAACTAACGGAACTGCTGTTATAGAAGGAGTATCAGATGTTTGGAATGATAGATTCTTAAAACAATATAGTACTGCTAAAATAAAATATCAATGGGGTAGTAACTTAAGTAAATTTGCTGGCATACAAATGCCTGGTGGAGTAACTTTAGATGGTCCTCGAATTATGGAAGAAGCTCGAGTCGAAATCGAAAAGATAGAAGAAGAAATGCAGGTAATGAATGTTCTTCCATCTGAAATATTTTATGGATAATTAACCATGGGAACTAATCTATATTTTAATAATTTTCCTAAGGGCATAACACAAGAACAACTGACTGTTGAAGACCTTGTGATTGAAGCGATGAAGATGTATGGTATGGATGTCTGGTACATGCCACGCACCTCTGGTGATGTCGTAGACTACATCTATGGCGAAGACCCATTAAAACAATATATGTCTGCATTTTCTCAAGAGATGTATCTAGAGAATATTACTGGTATGGATGGCGAAGGCGATTTCATATCTAAATTTGGTTTAGAAATACGAGATGAGATAACTCTTCTTATGTCTCGTAGAAGATTTGCTATGATGGCTGACCAAAAGAGGCCTCTTGAAGGCGATTTAGTTTATGTTCCTGTGGTAGATGCCTTTTTTGAAATTACATTTGTTGAACACGAAAATGACCAAGCAATGTATCACACATTAGGTCGTGGCCGTGGCGGTAATGTTTATGTCTATGCTTTAAAACTTAAACAGTTTGTATTCTCTAATGAACTTGTTACTACAGGTGTTGATGAAATTGACTCAGTAATAAGAAAGTTCTATCCAAGAACAAGACAAACTATTCAAAATATGCACCAAGGTAAGTTTGTTAATGATGAGATTGTATATCAACCATTGGTTGCATCAAGCCCAGCTTTAGCTAATTCAACTGCTCGTGCAATTGTATTTGATTTTAATCCAAACACTTCAATTGATATTATTAGAGTTCAAGGAACATTTGCAAACGGAGCTAATTTAATTGGCAACACATCAAGCTCAGTCGCAACAATAAATATTGTTGATGAAAACTTTAATGCTAATAATGCATTTGAATCAATAGACGATAATATGAGATTTGAAGCTGAAGCCGATTCTATAATTGACTTTACAGAAACAAATCCTTTTGGGGAAGTTTAAATGCTAGGTAACTCACACTTTTATAATCGTACTATGAGAAAAGTCATTGTAGCTTTTGGCTCAATGTTTAATGATATTGTATTACAAAGATATACAGCTGACGGCGTAACTGCTAAAGAACATTTTAAAGTTCCTTTGTCTTATGGTGCCAAAGAAAAATATATAACAAGAATCACATCTGACCCTAATTTAACAAAAGCTGTTCAGTCGGTTGTACCTCGTATTTCATTTGAGTTATCAGGATTAGATTATGATACAACTAGAAAACAATTATCTAGTGTAATGAACTTTGCAGCTAATACAGCTACAAGTAATAATCTTAGAACACAATATGTTCCTGTTCCTTATAACTTTCAGTTTAACATGTCTCTTTATGTAAGAAATACTGAAGACGGCACACAAATTCTAGAACAGATATTACCATTTTTTACACCAGACTTTACCGTTACTGTAGATTTTATTTCTGGCATGGAACAAAAATATGATATGCCTGTAGTTTTAACTTCTGTTACACCAAGTATAGATTATGAAGGTGATATGACAACTACCCGATTGATTATTTGGGATTTAACATTTACTGCAAAAGGTTATATATGGCCTCCAGTTAAAGAAGGTAAAATAATTCGCCAAGCAAATACAAACCTCTATATAGAAACAGCTACAAAAACTTCTCAGAAAGTTTTTATTAATGATTGGGCTAATAATCATTCTAATGTAACTACTGGAAAAAGTAACTATTTTATTGATGAAGAAACTATCTTTGCAACTAAAACCACAGATGGTAAAAATATAGATGTTAAAGGTGATATGGCTTACTTCAGTAATTCTAATACTGGAATCGTAATTATAAGTAACCTAAATACTTTATTGAAAGCAAACGATATAATTGAAGGTGTTACATCACATGCATCTTATACTGTAAAGAGTGTTGATAAAGAACCACTTAGAACAGTTATAATTACAACTACACCAGACCCAGCTACAGCTAATGCTGAAGACGAGTATGGATTTTCCGAAACAATAACTGAGTGGCCACTTACATAATGAGTAAAACTAACGATAAGTTATCAGAACTTTTCAATGTAGATAATGAGAAAGACTTTGTTCCTACAATGGAAATTTTACCTGTTCAAACAAAAAAACACGAGATTGTTCCTGTCAAAGAAGTAGCAGAACAAGACACCGAATTTGCTCGAGAAAACATTAAAGGTTTAATTAACAAAGGTAGTGAGGCTTTAGATAATCTTTTAGCTGTTGCTAGAGAGTCTGAACACCCTAGAGCATATGAAGTAGCTGCTGCAATGATTAAAAATCTATCTGATTCCAATAAAGATTTGTTAAATATACAAAAAACTCGTAGAGATTTAACAAAAGATGAGAATGGAATTGTAGGAAATACAAAAAATATGAATATAGATAAGGCTCTTTTTGTTGGTTCTACAACAGAATTGATTAAAGCTTTGAATGATGTAGAAAAAAACACGATTAAAGATGTGACTCCTGAGAAAGATAAATAGAAGATAAAAGGATATAATATGGATGAAACACTTAATGAAATGATGAAGAAAGTTCTTGCTGATACATTTGCTTTGTATCTCAAGACACACAACTATCATTGGAATATAGAAGGTTCAAATTTCCCCCAATACCATGAATTTTTTGGTAAACTATACTTAGAACTATTTGCATCAGTAGACACTATCGCAGAACAAATTCGTGCCCTAGACTCTTATGCTCCAGGTTCATTTTCTCGCTTTCAAGAACTATCAGATATCGAAGACGAACTAACAGTACCAAATGGTATTGAAATGGCCACAAAATTATTAGAAGACAATGAGGTTGTTATGGCTTCATTATCAATGACATTACAATTAGCAACTGAACTTGACAAACAAGGATTAATAAACTTTTTAGCAAATCGAATAGACATTCATAGCACACATCGCTGGATGCTTAGAAGTATTATTAAATAAATTACATTATGGCTGAGCAACAACTGAGACCAACTGACGGCTACATGGGCAATATTAGGTTGAAGCGTGTAGGTGTCGATATAAGTTATTCTGAAGAACAAGTGGCTGAACTAGTCAAATGTTCTAAAGACCCTGTATATTTTATTAAGAATTTTGTTCAAATAGTTAATGTAGATTTAGGTTTAGTACCTTTTGATATGTGGCCATTCCAAGAAGATATGGTCAGGTCGTTTCACAAAAATAGATTTAACATTGCAAAGATGCCACGACAATGTGGTAAAACAACAACTTCGGTTGGATATATGTTATGGTCTGTTTTATTTAATGAAGACTATACTATTGGTATTCTTGCTAACAAAGGTTCTCTTGCTAGAGAAATTTTAGGAAGATTACAAAAGGCTTACGAATATTTACCTTTATGGTTACAACAAGGCATTTTAGTTTGGAATAAAGGTAATATAGAATTAGAAAATGGTTCTAAGATATTTGCTTATGCAACATCAGCTTCTGGTGTTCGTGGCGGTACTTACAACTTAGTATTTTTAGATGAGTTTGCTTTTGTACCTCATAACATGGCACTAGAGTTTTTCCAGTCAACATATCCTGTGATATCATCTGGTTCAACTACTAAAGTAATTATAGTCTCAACACCAAATGGGTTGAATCTATTCTATAAGATGTGGGTTGATGCACAAGAAAAACGCTCAACATATAAACCACTCGAAGTCCACTGGTCAATGGTGCCAGGTAGAGATGCAGAATGGAAAGATGAGACGATACGAAATACAAGTGAAGAACAATTTCGTATTGAGTTTGAAACAGAATTTGTTGGTTCAAGTGCAACTTTAATTTCTGGTAGTAAATTGAGAAGTCTTGCATTTCATAATCCAATCCGTACAGATGACGGTTTAGATATATATGAGGAACCACAAAAAGGACATTTATATATTGCGGCTGTTGATTGTGCTGAAGGAGTTAATTTAGATTACTCAGCAATAATGGTAATAGATGTAACTGAAACGCCATACAAACAAGTTGCAAAGTATCGAAATAATAAGTTACCATTGTTGTTTTATCCAACAGTAATTTATAAAATAGGTACAATGTATAATGATGCATATGCATTAATAGAAACAAATAATATTGGTCAACAAGTTGTAGACATTCTACACTATGACCTAGAATATGAAAATATTTACAAGTTAGAACATCATCATATAAAAGGACAAGCTATATCTGGTGGTTTTAAAAGGTCAACTACATTTGGCGTTAGAACCACAAAGACTGTTAAAAAGATTGGTTGTGCTAACTTAAAAACACTAATTGAAAATGACAAACTTATATTAAATGATTTTGACACTATTGCTGAATTAAATACTTTTGCTCGACAGAGAGATTCTTACGGTGCTGAAGAAGGCAATAACGATGACCTAGTTATGGGTTTAGTTTTATTTGGATGGTTGACTGCACAATCATTGTTTAGAGATGAAACAGATGTGGATGTAAGAAAACAATTGCTGGCAGAAGCAAACATGTTAATAAATGAAGAATTAACTCCTGTCGGAGTATTTGATGATGGACGAGAAGTAGAGAGTGAGGTAGATTCAGAGGGTGACCTGTGGAAGAATAGTGAATTAGTAAAAGACTATCCAACCTCAACTTTCTAAAACACTAAATAGAGTATAAATTAAAAATATATATTCAAACAATTATTGACCCATTTATAAGAGGAGTAATCAAATGGCATTTCAGCTCTCACCAGGGGTAAATGTATCAGAAATAGACCTGACTACAATTGTCCCTTCAGTCGCCACTAGTATTGGTGGTATTGCTATAAAAGCCGTATGGGGTCCAGTTAATGAGATAACAACTATAACAGATGAACAGAACCTTGTCAGTATTTTTGGCAAACCTGATTCAACTAATTATGAATACTGGTTCACAGCGGCAAATTTTCTAGCATATTCAAGTAATTTAAAAACAGTTCGAATTCGAGAAGGCGGACATCTTAACTCAACAGTTACGACTACAGCTTTAGCTGCTCCGGGCATTTACATACCAAATGATGCTGTATATGACGCAGCTTATTCAAGTGGCGTTGTCACTTGGGGTGCTTACGCTGCAAAATATCCTGGCACTAAAGGTAATTCATTACAAGTTTCAATTTGTGATGTGGCTCAGTGGGCAAACACCACAGTTGTTTGGCCATATAAAGCAAACTTTTCTGACCAACCTACAACTTCTACATACGCAGCAGCTGCTGGTTCTAGTTATGATGAACTACATGCTATTGTTATTGATAGACTTGGAGAGTTCTCAGATGGAGTTGCTAATACAGTTTTAGAAGTATTTCCATTCATGTCTAAAGCTTCAGATGCAAAAGATGATTCAGGTAATGCAAGTTTCTATAAAGATGTTATTACTAGACAATCACGATATGTTCGTTACATGGCACATCCAGTTGCACCAAACTTAGCTTCGGGTAATTGGGGAACTACAGTTACGCCAGCTAAAGCATTCACAAACTTAACAACACAAACTACATATACATTAACAAATGGTGCCGGCTCAGGAGTTACTGATGCTAACACATCAATTGCATATGATGAATTTGCAAATGCAGATACCGTTGATGTTAATTTAATAATGGCAGGACCGACTACAGGCACAGTAGTAGCTGCTAAAGTAATTGATTTAGCTGCAACAAGAAAAGATGCAATGGCATATATTTCACCACAGAAAGTAGATGTAGTAAATGCTGTAGCTCCAGTTACAACAACTGTTGCTTATAGAAATACATTAACATCATCTTCATATGCAGTTATGGATTGTAACTGGAAATATCAATATGACAAATACAATGATGTATATCGTTGGGTACCTGCTAATGGCGATACTGCTGGTCTAACAGCAAGAACTGACCTCGAAAGAGACCCTTGGTTCTCACCTGCTGGTCCTAACAGAGGCATCATGCGAAATGTATTAAAACTTGCATGGAATCCTAAGAAAGCAGAAAGAGATGCTCTTTATACAAAGGGTATTAATCCAGTCATGACATTCCCAGGCGAAGGCACACAATTATTTGGTGACAAAACATTGTTATCCAAACCATCTGCCTTTGATAGAATCAATGTTCGAAGATTGTTTATCATAGTTGAGAAAGCAATTGCTCGTGCAGCAAGATTCTCAATGTTCGAATTTAATGACCAGTTCACTAGAGCTCAGTTTGTGAGTCTTGTTGAACCATATCTAAGAGATATTCAAGGTCGTAGAGGAATTACAGACTTTAGAGTAGTTTGTGATGAATCAAATAATACAGGCGAAGTAATTGATGGTAACAGATTTGTTGGTGATATTTACATCAAACCAGCAAGGTCAATCAACTTCATTCAACTAAACTTTGTTGCAGTTAGAACCGGCGTTTCATTCGATGAAGTCGTTGGACAATTCTAATAAATAGATTAAACAGGAGAAATTAAATGGCATTTAATGTAAACGAATTTAGAAGTCAAATGATTGGTGATGGTGCTCGTCCTAATCTTTTTGAAGTTTCTATGCCTTTTCCTGCATTTTCTAATGCTGGAAACGCACAACAAAAAATGACCTTCATGTGTAAAACTGCACAACTACCGGGCGCTACGCTCGGTGTTGTACCAGTTCAATACTTTGGTCGTGAACTTAAATTTGTAGGAAATAGAACCTTCATGGATTGGACTATCTCAGTCATTAATGATGAAGACTTTAGTGTCCGTAACGCCTTCGAAAGATGGATGAACGGTATTAATAGTCATGCTCTTAATGTGAGAAATCCAGTTGCAACCTCACCAGGCGGATATTCCGTTGATGGTCAGGTAACGCAGTTTGGAAAAGCGGGTGATGCACTTAAGAAATATAACTTTGTCGGATTATTTCCAACCGACTTAACACCAATCGATGTTGATTGGGGTGCAAATGATACAATGGAAGAATTTTCGGTTACTCTATCATACCAATGGTGGGAGTCAGTCGAAGACGGTGTGTTGTAATAGGATGGCCTCTCTGGCCATCTCTATTTTTTTTATAGGATGATAAATTATGGCGATTAAACTTTTCGGATTTACGCTCGGCAAAAAGGACATTGAGCAAACCTCAGCGTCCAAACAGCCTTCCTTTACTTTACCAAGTACAACTATGGACGATGGTGCTGTTACCGTTAGCGGTAATGCTCATTATGGTACATATCTTGATTTAGAAGGTTCGGTTCGTAACGAGATAGAACTTATTACTAGATATCGGGAGATGGCAAACCATGCAGAAATGGAAATGGCCATTGACGATATTGTCAACGAAGCAATTACACATGATGAATCCGGCAAATCTGTCGATATTCGTCTAGACAACCTCAGACAACCAGACTCAATAAAGAAAAAAATCAGAGAAGAGTTTAACAATGTATTATCAATGTTAAATTTTAATAACTATGCTGATGATTTATTTAAGAGATGGTACATTGATGGTAGAATTTACTATCATATTGTTGTCGATGAAAACAAACCTAAAGAAGGTATTCAAGAATTAAGATACATTGACCCACGCAAGATTCGTAAAGTGCGTGAAGTTAAGAAAGTAAAAGACCCTAAAACCGGTGCAATGATTATAGAATCAATGGCCGAGTATTATGTTTATAATGATAAAGGTCAATCAACACAATCTTTTGGACAAAATGTAAATTCTGGTCTAAAGATATCTCCTGAATCCATTATTAATGTTAATTCTGGACTAATGGATGCAAAGAACACTTTTGTAATTTCATATTTACATAAGGCAATCAAACCACTTAATCAATTAAGAATGGTTGAAGATGCTATTGTAATTTATAGATTATCAAGGGCACCTGAAAGACGAATATTTTACATCGATGTGGGTAACTTACCAAAAGGTAAAGCTGAACAATATTTAAAAGATGTAATGGTTAAGTATAGAAATAAAATGGTTTATGATGCTTCAACTGGTGAGTTAAGAGACGACAGAAAACATATGTCAATGCTAGAAGATTTCTGGTTACCTCGTAGAGAAGGTGGCAAAGGAACAGAGATTACTACATTGCCTGCTGGTCAGAATCTTGGCGAATTAGAAGATGTAAAATACTTTAAGAATAAACTTATGCAATCTTTGAATGTTCCAATCTCAAGAATGGAACCATCAAGCGGAGGTATGATTGGTTTAGGTCGGTCAACTGAAGTAACAAGAGATGAAGTTAAGTTTGGTAAATTTATAACTCGATTAAGAAATAAATTTTCACAAGTATTTGACCATGCTTTAAAAACTCAATGTGTGCTTAAAGGCATTTGTTCCCTAGAAGATTGGGGTCACATGAAAGAACACATTTACTATGACTATCTTAAAGATAATAACTTTACTGAACTAAGAGAAGCTGAATTGCTTCGTGAAAGAGTTAATCTTCTTAGTGTTGTAGACCCATATATTGGTCGTTATTACTCAACAGAATGGGTTAAGAAAAATGTTCTGCATATGTCTGGAGAAGAAATTGAAACAATGGAAACAGAGATTGCGGATGAACAAGAAAGTGGTGTTACATTTGGCCAAAGCGAAGTAGATGCTAGTCAATTTCCACCAGAAGATAACACAAAGGATGCTGACGATACTGAATCAGAAACACCAGAACTTGATGATGATGTATCTAAGTTTGCCGGCATAAATAAAGAATAACGGAGAAAAATTATGACAGAAATAGTTGATTTTATAAACCAAGTAGCTTCAGCTCAAGCTAAAGATGCTTCAGAAAGTCTAGACAATCTTTTATCACAAAGAGCGTTTCAAGGACTAGATGATAAGAAAACAGAAATTGCAAAAGACATGTTTGCTGATATTAATCCTATGACACAGGATGAAATTAATAATCCTGATGAGATTAATCAGAACACAGGTTATCAAGATTATGAGGTTCCAGAGGTTGAAGTACAAGATACAGCTGATGCAGAACCAGAGTTTGAAGAAGAAGGTTCTCATATTCAGCGTCTAGACAATACTCAACATTTTTAAGGTAAAGATTCAATGAAAAGTTTATTAGATTTTAAAGGCACTAAGCCAATACTCGAAGCTAAGAAAGTAGATAAAAAAGACTATAAAAAGTTTGACATTCTTGTTCGTGCTGGATTAGCTGATAAAACTAAGTTAGCAAAACTCCATCGTATATTAGATAAAATGGAGACTGAGCGACCTGTATTTCCTCCTCATGAGAGAAGGTTACTTCAAGACTTATTTGGTAAAATGGTTGGACTCTTAACAGATAACCCACAGATTTTTCAAAGAACAAGAAGAGCTGTTCGTGAAGAAATGGAACTTCCTATTGAACTAGAGCAAGTAGTAGAAAAGAAAGGTGATAACCCTAAAGACCCACCTTTTGTTTTACTTCTTAAGAGAAAATCTTTCAGACCATATCCTAATGGCATGAAAGTTGCATTATATTATAATGCTAAGTTGAACAAATATTTTACAGTTCCTTACGGTCCTAAAGGTATACAAACTCCTTTACAATCCGAAGAGGTAAACCGACTAAATAATGGAACATTTGAAGAAAGTACAATGGACCATTTACATAACATTGTTGCGAACAAGCAGCATAAGACAGTAAAGTTTGCAAATGGAAAATCTCAAAAGGTTGACCATTACACAGCAAGTGCTATGACAAATGTACATAAGAATTTAAATGATGTTAATAAAAAGAAATATGCTGACTTGGTACATAAAAGTCATGAACACTTTAGAAGAGGTTCAGACTTCGCATTTAAAGCCCACAGTGCTGCTGGTGGTAATAAAGCTAAAGATGCAAAATGAGTTTTTTAGACTTACTTATAGCTAATAAGTTAGACGAAGCAAAAGAATTAATTCATGCTCGTCTAAATGAGATATCAGCTAAGTATCTAGAAGAAGCAAAAAAGTATGAAGCAGCTGATAGATTTGATTGGACTGAAGAAGAGTCAATCGAAGAAATAGACGAAGCTACTAAAAGAAACCCAAACATAATAAACATGGGTCGTGTTAGAAGAATTCGTAAAAGAATAAGGCGTAATAAAAAAGGTAGAATCACGGTTCAGAAAAATAGAAGGCGGTCTAGACTTAAAGGCTATAAGATTTCTGGAAATACGGTAAGAAGAATACCTGCAACAACAAGATTGAAGAAAGCTAGATTATTAAGAAGAGCATGGAAAACAACAAGAAGAGCGAAACTGCGCCGCTCTCTCATTAAAAGAAGAATGTCTTTGCGTAGAAGAAGTGCTATGGGATTAAAATAAAATGACACAAAATATACAAGTACAATCGGCCGAAGTTACATTAACAATTCTTGGTGCAGCCAGTCCCACAATTGCTACAGTTGCTGTAGCAGATACAGCTTTTGGGATAACAATATCAACAGGTGCTCCAGTTAATGTTGGTGATACAATAATAGTAACTGGTACACAACCAGCTGGTCGTATCGTAGGATATACTAATGGTACAAATAATTTCTATAGAGTTAAACAGGTTACTGGTCAACTCGTTGGCGGAAATGAATCAGATGTACAGGCATGGCCACTTTCAGTAACAGCTCAACTTGAAAATGTAGATGGCACAGCAGTTGTTACAACTGCTGGTGCTACAACAGGTTTAACATTTAGAGTTAATGGTAGTCCTCAAAATATTAATTATGCGAGACGAGTAAGACTTATTAATACTGCAACTGCGACAAATAAAATTACAGTAACGACAGCTGCTGGTGCTATTAAAGGTTCGTTTACAATGAGTGCCGCTCTTGTGGCAGGAAACAATCAATCTATAGCATATGTAGTTAAAGAATATGATGATAAAATTTATGCAGCAGCTGCTTGTCTTGGTACAAAAATAGCTCTCGGAGAATAATAGAATGAAACTAATAAGAGAAACCGTAGAAAATGTTAATTATTTAACAGAGACAACGGAGTCAGGTAAAAAAAGATTGTTTATTGAAGGCACCTTTCTAGTCGGCGACCAAGTAAATCGTAATAATCGAATGTATAAAATGGATACACTTAGAAATGAGGTTAAACGCTATAACGAACAGTATATTAAGACTAATCGGGCATTAGGTGAATTAGGACATCCTGACACACCATCAATTAACCTTGAAAGAGTATCACATAAAATTGTAAAATTAGAAGAAGATGGTAATACATTTTACGGCAAAGCACAAATTTTAGAAACACCCTATGGAGAGATTGTTAAAAATTTCATAGAGAATGATGTTAGTATCGGTGTATCATCGAGAGCTTTAGGCTCTGTGGTACAATCTAAAGAAGGATATAATTTAGTGCAAGATGATTTAAAACTTGCAACCGCAGCTGATATTGTTGCTGACCCTTCAGCTCCAGGTGCTTTTGTTAATGGCATAATGGAAAATAAAGAATGGATGTTTGTCGAAGGACGATTTGTTGTAGCAGATTTTGAACATGCTAAACGAACAATAAAGATAGCTTCTGCTAGAGAAATCGAAACTGTTGCTTTAAATTTATTTGAAACATATTTACGAAAACTTTAAAATTATAAATAGAAAAATACACAAGGAGAAATTCTAATGGCAATAAACAAATTAATGGAAGCGGCTGCAGATATTCTTGCTCAAAGCAAGCGTAACGCAGGCTCTATGCCAATGCAAAAAATGGCTGGCTCAGAGGTCGAAGATTTAGGAGGAATGGATAATAAAACAGCCACTAATCCTGGAGATTCTATCAAAGTTAAAGCTACAGACGAAAAAGGCAATCACGCCAAAAATGTTGCAGACTACAAAATGCATCCATCGGCTGCATCGGCTAGTCAAAAAAATGAAGACACTGTAGAAGACGAAGAGGTTTTAGAACCTGTAGAAGACGAAACAGTAATCGTTGAAGATGACGATGACGATGACAAAGATGAAAAAAAGAAAAAAGACGATTCTGATTCAGACGAAGATGACGATGACGATGAAGACGATGAAGAAGAAGATAAAAAAAGGAAAGAAAAAATGAAAGAAGATATCGATGCACTATTTGCTGATGATAAAACAATTTCAGAAGATTTCCGTGCTAAGGCATCTACAATCTTTGAAGCTCGTGTTCTTGACCGTGTTGTTCAGATTGAAGAAGAAATCGAAGCTAAGTATGCTGGTCAGTTAGAAGAAACTGTTGATGCTATTAAAGTAGATTTAACAGAAAAAGTTGACGGCTATCTTTCTTATGTTGTAGAACAGTGGATGGGTGATAATGAAATCGCTATTGAATCTGGTTTACGCTCAGAACTAACAGAAGAGTTTATCTCAGGAATGAGAAATCTATTTGCTGAACATTATATTGATGTTCCTGCAGAAAAAGTTGATTTAGTTGACGAGTTAGCTACTAAAGTCGAAGAACTTGAAAGCAAACTTGACGAAGAAATCGAGAGAGGCATTGAATACAAAAAAGATTTAATTGAATCTCGCAAAAATGAAATTACTCATCAAGTGACAGAAGGTCTTATTGATACTCAAGTTGCAAAAATCAAAACACTCGCAGAGAGCGTTGAATTCTCCACAGAGGACGAATACACAGAGAAACTTGAATCAATCCGTGAGAACTACTTCCCTACAGGAATTAAAAAACCAGGTGAAGAAATGTTACATGAAGAAATAGAGTCTGCAGAAGAAGCTGCTGCCGCAAAAACAAAGTCATTTGACCCATTTGTTAATGCTGTGACATCTGCAATTAGTAATACAAAGAAATAATTATAATAACAATTTAGGAGTACACAATGTATTTGTCCGAATCACTACAAACAAAATGGGAAGGCGTACTAAATCATCCAGATTTAGCACCTATTGCTGACCCATACAAGAAAGCAGTTACCGCTGTTATTCTTGAAAATCAGTATAACGAAATGTCAAAAGACCAAACTGGTTCTACTAGCATGCAACAACTTGACGAAGCTGCACCTGCTAATGCAACTGGCGCTAACATCGGTAACTTTGACCCAATCTTAATCTCACTAGTTAGGCGTTCTTTACCTAACTTAATCGCATATGATATATGTGGCGTTCAACCAATGACAGGACCTACTGGTCTTATCTTTGCAATGCGTTCTACATATACTACACAAGGCGGCGCTGAAAACTTCTACAACGAAGTTAATCCAGGTTTCTCTGGTAATGCTGTTGCTGGTTCTGCTCTACAAGTAGATGCTACTGCAGCTGCTGGTGGTAACGATGCTAGAACATTTACAAATAATGCTGCTGCAGGTATGGCACCAACTGGTATGACTACTGCTCAGGCAGAAGCTGGTATCGCTGCTAACACATTTGCTGAAATGGCATTTAAAATCGAAAAAGTAACTGTTACTGCTGTATCAAGAGCACTTAAAGCAGAATACTCTATCGAATTAGCACAAGACTTAAAAGCAGTTCACGGTCTTGACGCTGAAACAGAATTAGCTAATATCCTTTCTGCTGAAATTCTTGCAGAAATTAACAGAGAAGTTGTTAGAACTATCTACAAGACTGCTAAAATTGGTTGTCAAGTAGGAACAACATCTGCTGGTAATTTTGATTTAGACACTGATTCAAATGGTCGTTGGATGGTTGAGAAAATTAAAGGTCTTGCATTCCAATTAGAAAGAGAAGCAAATCAAATTGCTAAAGAAACTCGTAGAGGAAAAGGTAATTTCATCCTTGTTACTTCTGATGTAGCTTCTGCTCTTGCAATGTCTGGTCTTTTAGACTACAATCCTGCTTTACAAGCACAAACTAACTTAACTGTAGATGATTCAGGTAATACATATGCAGGTATGTTATTCGGTAGAATTAAAGTCTATATAGACCCATATGCTATCACAAGTACTACATCTAAAGAGTTTGCAGTTGTTGGTTATAAAGGCTCAAACGCTTATGATGCTGGTCTGTTCTATTGTCCGTATGTTCCATTACAAATGGTTCGTGCAGTTGATACTGGTACATTCCAACCTAAAATCGGTTTCAAAACACGATATGGTATGCAAAGAAATCCATTCTCAGCTGGCACTGCTGCTGCTGGTAATGGTGTTGGCGCTGCTGTAGCAAATGTTTATTACCGTTCATTCAAAGTTTCTAACTTAATGTAGTCACTTTGACTCACATTTATTTGTGAGTAGTAATGAAGATTCACGAAAAGGTACCCACTAGAAATAGTGGGTATTTTTTTGTCTGCTATTTGTTGTTAATAATGACTGCTAAAATAACAACAAATTAACTAGCATAAATAGATGATATAATAATAATAGTATGGACAAAATAAATGGCAGCTACAGATAGAAATCCAGTTAATCCTAATTTTCTTCAACCAAACAAATATGTTTTGAATTTTGGGAGACTACCGAATATGTCATATTTCTGCCAATCGGTTTCAGTTCCAGGCATCTCAATGTCTGAAACTCCTCAATCTACTCCTTTCGTAGACATCTTTGCACCTGGTGATAAAGCAATTTACGATATATTCAATGTAACATTTTTGATTGATGAGAGAATGGGTTCGTGGATTGAAGTTCATGATTGGATTCGTGCTATGACATTTCCAGAAAATTTTGAAGATTATAAAGGTCTCAGTAAACTTAACAAAGCCGCTACATTAACTCAGACTAAAACTCCTCAATATTCTGATGCAACACTAACAATTTTATCATCATCTAATATTCCTTATGTTAAAATTCATTTTAGAGATGCTTTCCCAACCACTCTTTCCACATTTATCATGTCAGCTGGTTCTGGCCCTGATGAACTGTTGACTGCAGATGCCACTTTTCGGTACACTTACTTCGATATAGAAAAACTTTACTAAAACGCTTGACAACAGGTTACAGGCCTGTTATAATCCATACTAATTGGAGATTTATATTATGAAACAACTAGAAGAGTTACTTGAGATGTGGAGAAAAGATTCTGAACTGGACCGAACAGAGCCAGGTAAAGAACTTACAAAGATTCCACTACATCATAGTAAATATTTAAACATACTTTCTCACCATAGATTACTCGTTAAAGATGCTAATTTTAAATTAAATCGTATGAAACGATTGAAGTGGGAATATTATACAGGTAAGTTAGATGATGAAGACTTGAGTAAACATGGATGGGAGCCATTTCCATATGTTCTTAAGTCTGAAATAACCACATATCTTGATAGTGATGAAGACATCAACAAGTATAAAGCATCTAAAGCTATTCATGAAGAAATCGTAACTGTATGTGAAGCTATCTTAAAAGAACTTCATAGCAGAACATTTCAGTTAAAGTCGTTTATTGATTGGGAAAAATTCATTCAAGGCGTATAAATGACTGATACTATTCAACTACATAAGTTAAACGAAGCCTTCATAAAGGTTGAGTGTGAAAGAGGACTTGCTCAAGAGTTATCTGACCACTTTACATTCCATGTTCCAGGTTATCAATATACTCCGGCATATAAAAGTCGAGTTTGGGACGGAAAGATAAGGCTTCTAGACTTAAGAAACTTTCAAATATATCATGGTCTTACTCCATATATTAAAGAGTTTTGTGATGAACGAGGGTATGAATGTTTAATTGATGATGATGTTAATTCAACTGATGTATTTTCGGTTGTCGAAGCTAAAGAGTTCGCTGATACACTAAATCTCCCTCACATAGTTAGAGACTATCAACTAAAGTCATTCATCACTGCTATACGCAATAAAAGGCTTCTCCTGTTGTCTCCAACAGCGTCTGGTAAGTCTTTAATATTATACTTGATAGTCAGACATCTTTTGTCCAATGAGCTGAAAAAAGGTCTTCTAATCGTTCCTACAACCTCACTAGTTGAACAGATGTATACTGATTTTAAATCGTATGGATTTGATTCTGAAAAATATTGCCATAGACAATACTCTGGTAAAGAAAAACACACAAACAATTTTTTAACAATTACAACATGGCAATCTGTTTATAAAAACTCACCCGATTACTTTGAACAATTTGATTTTGTATTAGGTGATGAAGCACATCAATTTAAAGCTAAATCATTGGCAACAATTATGTCTGCTTGTACAAATGCTAGATATAGAATAGGAACAACAGGTACATTAGACGGCACACAAACACATCGTTTGGTACTAGAAGGACTTTTTGGTCCTGTTTATCAAGCAACAACTACTGCAGACTTAATTGCAAAGAAACATTTATCTGATTTTAGTATAAAATGTTTGGTGTTGAAATATCCTGAACCAGTTTGCAAGTTATGTAAAACATGGGACTATCAACAAGAGATTGACTATATTGTCAAGAACAATGCTCGTAATGATTTTATAAGAAACTTGGCACTATCACTCAATGGTAATTCACTCATACTATTTCAATTTGTAGAGAAACATGGTAAAGCTTTATATGCTAATATAAAAGAACATGCGAAAAAAAGAAAAGTTTTTTTTGTATTTGGTGGAACTGATACCGAAACAAGAGAGGCTA